CTGTCAATGAGAATGCTGATATTGCTATCACTTTTCTTGGCGCTGGTGTCCCTGCTGCAAAGAATATTCGGGACCTCTTACTCTGTGAAGAGGACTTTGATAACTTCACCGCACTCGATATTTCGATGGTTAATTATAATCCTCTTCGACCGCAACATCTTATTGAAACATATGGACGTTCTACTATTCTGTCTCATATGAAAATTTGGTCTGATTTTGAAGGACGTAAGACCGAACAAATGGTTCTCGGATTAAACTACAAGTTACCAACTAAACCAGGTGACTGTGGTTCCGTTCTCCTCCTCCATAATCCACGTTGTCCACGTAAAATTGTTGGACTTCATTCATCATCTGATCGAAATGGTTATGGTTTTTGTGGTCTTTTAACACAAGAGGTTTATGACGCACTATCAGAGATACTTAAAGATCATCAGTATTTCCCTCCGGACGAGGAGAAATCTGAACTTAAATTGTCACCCGAACTCAAAATACCTGTAGTCCCACTCACTGGTTATATAACAACTATCGGAACTGTCGAACCAGTTACCGGCGGTAATAAGACTCAAATACGGCCATCACCATTACATAACGTATTTCCAGTCTTGACTGAACCTGCAATTTTAACAACAAAGGATCACCGCAATCCAGTGCCCGGACGTCATCCGATGACTCCATCATTGTCTAAATACACGTCACCTCCAAAACCACTAGATCATAAGATCCTTGAAGAATCGGTGGATTTTGTTTCAGAAGTTGTCAATCGGGATTATCCCGCAAGACGACCTGAACCTGGTGTTGTGTCACTCCAAACAGCAATCAATGGACTCCCAATCGACCACTATGAAACCCTCGATATGAAGACAGCCCCTGGTTTCCCCTTCATAAAGACCCGCCCACCAAATGCATCAGGCAAGAAATATCTGTTTGACGAAATTGACGGTGAGTATTTTCCGAAAGGAGTACTCGAAAGTTTATTGAAGAAATTGATGGACGGTCTTGCGAACGGTCAAATGGTTTCAAATATCTGGATCAATTGCACGAAAGACGAACGTCGTGCCCTTTTGAAGATCCTAGCTGGCAGTACTCGAACATTTTGTATTGCTGGAGTCGATTTTACCATCGCAGGAAGAGCCTATTTTATGGATTTTATAGCAGCTCTTGAGTCCGACCCGACAAAATCGTTTTGCGCCGTAGGCATTGATGCCGATGGTCCAGATTGGACAGATATGTACAACCGATTAGCCTCTATATCGGAAAATGGTTGTGCTATCGATTACGCCGCATTCGATGGAAAAATCCCGGCCCAGTTTATGGAAGCAGTTGTCACAATCGTGAACCGCTGGTACAGTGCCTACTCAACAACAGAAAGCCCTGCAACCCGACGCGCGCGTACAATGCTAATGGAAGATGTGATCAATGCAAAGAATATCGCAGTGAACACTCTTTATCAGAAACATCAAGGAAACCCTTCGGGTTTTTTTATGACGACCATCTCCAACTGTGTCGTCGGTTTTCTGTACATTGTGTATTGTTGGCGCACACTCTGCAATCACCCTGATCGTATCGAGCAAATTGACAAATTTGAATCTCTTGTCGCTCTTTATGATTATGGTGATGATCTCATCATGTCCATCAGTGATGAAGTATCAGAGTGGTTCAACCAAATTACCATAAGCCAAGTACTTCAAGGCATTGGTATTACGTGTACAACCGCATCAAAGGACGCATTCACATGCAAAACCGAACCGATTAAGGACCTCACTTTTCTGAAGAGAGGATTTCGCCCACACGAACGATTCCCCTGGATTATGAAATCTCCGATTGCTATCCCGACTATCACCGAACTTCCTATGTGGTTGAAAGGTGCCTCCGAAGATGAGCAAGTCAAAGACCATGTCATTGATGCACTCCACTTTGCATACCATCACGGCAAAGAATTCTTCAATTGGTACAAATTAACCATATTCCAATTTTGTCAAAAACAAGGCCTCCTCTCCCTAATCCCATCCTTGACCTATGCCGATTGTGAAACCCGTTTCTTATCGAAATTCCAAATGAACCCCCGAAATGTAAGTAATGAACTTGTTGATAAACTCAAAGCAATGCGAACCTTTCTGCCATCTAGCAGTTTGGAACGCGTGCCACCGACCATGGCAGCTTTGTGCGTAGCCTAATATTATCTCCGCTTTACGGAGAATCAAAATTATTCCCCCTTTTAATTTTGCTTTAGGTCATCTAAAACACTTTCCCTATTTAAAAAAAAA